TTGGTGACTTCATAGAATATACAGGGTCAGTTATGTTTGTTGACCCCTCTGGTAAAGGTAAAGATCAGACCGCTATAAGCTGCGTTAAGATGCTTAATGGTAATTTATACGTCACAGAGTGTTTAGGACTCTCTGGGGGCTATTCTGACGCTGTTCTAGAAAAGATTAGTAAGATTGCCAGAGAAAATAAAATTAATTCCATACTTGTTGAACAAAACTTCGGTGGTGGTATGTTCGCTGAACTGTTAAAACCCTTCCTTATGAGGTTCCACCCATGTCAAGTTGAAGACGTTAGGAACAATAAGACTAAAGAATTGCGCATAATCGACACACTTGAACCTGTAATGAACTCTCATCGACTAATAATAGACCGCAAGGTGATAGAAAAAGACTTTCGTTCTAACCCTCAAGAGACACCAGAACGTAGACTTAAACTCCAACTCGTCTATCAACTATCACGAATATCTCGTCACAGAGGTTCCCTAGTACATGATGACCTTGTTGACTCTTTAGCAGGTGCAGTTGCTTACTGGACAGAATATATGGCTCAAAATGAAGACCTAAATATATCCAAAAGAAAAGAAGAACTACTCTCTATTCACACTGATAACTGGAACTCCATGTTAAACAACACCATATCTCAAACTGCTATGGGTATGACCCCTCAACAAATAAGAAATAGCAACGTATCTGACCAAGGTTTTATTAAAGATTTCTATTAGGGACCACTATAGGAGAAAGAGCTATGGGTAATTGTCTCTTTCTCTAAAGAATACACTAAGGAATATACTTAGGATTGCACTAGGGGGGAGGACCCTTAGACTGCTGCTGCAAGATTAACACCCAAAAAAAATTAGGAGCAAAAATTTGAAGGGGTTTACGAATATGTATATTGCAAATTTTACCCGTAGCCCTTGCATTTTGTATAAAAAAAAGATTATATCTAGCAAAACCATTGATATAACTAGGATTTTATAATATATCTTATATTATTTAGGGGGTATTAGGTCGAATTTTTAGATTGACTATGTATATTTCTAAGTAATCGGTACGGGGGGTATCAAAGAGAATCAATAAGGTTATCAATAAGGGAATAAGTAAGGGATAAAAAGGAGCAATAAAAGAAAGAATAAAAAGGGAATAAAAAACAATCAAAAAACAAAAACGTGCTACCTGGTCGATAGGTACATTAGTACTACTTTTCTTGTAATTAATTGTGCTGCAATGGATTAGAGAAAATGCGGTTTACAAACAAAGTGTACTACTGTGTACTACTTTCATATTTAATATTGATAATCTTTTAATGAGTTTCTTGACTTTAATAATATTACTATATATATTACTATTAGTTCTATATTGAACTATTCAAACTAACCATTGAACCACAATGACAACTTCAGCAACTAGACAATCTAAGAAACAACAGTACGACCCAAACAAAGGTTATGAGGAACTAGCTCAGTCCTTAATTGAACTAATGGAAAAAGGTGTTAATCCTTTTCGTAGATCATGGACTAGGGAAGCTCAACATACAAACTTTGTTACTGGGGAAGAATACCAAAACGGCAACTTAATATGTTTAGAAATTGCCAGAGTAACAAGGAACTATAAAAGTCCTTATTGGTGCGGATTTGCTCAAGCTAAAAAGTACGGCTTAAAGATGATTAAAGGATCAAAGGGTTCTATTATCTTAAGGCCAGTTGCTATGAAAAAACCTTTATTAAATGAAGATGGACAACCAATTAGAGATGCACTAGGCAATCCAGAATTTAGTTGTTTTACTATCTTCACACCTTGTAGAGTTTTTAATCTTGATTGTTTTGAAAAAACAGACAAGGTAACAAACAGACTACAAGAACTTAATAAAGAAGTAGCAGTACAACAAACACCAATAAGTGCTAATGAGTCAAAAGCCATTAAGCAATTAATGGAATATATGAAGACTCACAATATAGACTTTTCCGAGTCTGGCAATCAGGCATTTTACGATCCTACCTTTGATAGTATTACTGTTCCTAATAAAGAAAGATTTGAAAGTATTTCTTTATTCTGTTCAGTTACTGCACATGAGTCTGTTCATTCATCAGGAGCAGATAAAAAGGGCAGGTTAGCTAGAATTGGTATTACTGACAAGAAAGCAACCTTTGGAAGCGACCTTTATGCAACCGAAGAATTGATTGCGGAGACAGGTGCTTTTCTCATTTGTAATGATCTACAAATAGATTCTAATAATGATGTACACGCTTCATATTTAGATTCTTGGATCAAGAGATTAAGGAAAGAACCAAAGCACCTTTTAACAGTTATTGGTCATGCTGTAAAAGCTAAGAACTTAATACTAGGTTCTTAGTCTTAGATTTACTGAATCTTTCTAGGTGGGCTTTCTAGCCTACCTTGAAAGGCTCTCAAACCTTTCTTAATAAACTTACCTTTTAGGAATCACAATGAACTTATTTGACGCTGTACCACACTTTGTAAAACAAGAATTAGAAGGTGTAGAAATTGATGAACTTACAAGATTTGAATATTTAAAATATTTAACTCACATTGAGACACTTGTTTGGAATGAAATTTCTATTACTAATAATAGTTTTAATAGGAATCAAGTATTAACAATGATTCAAAACGCAGCAAATTTATTACAAGAAAATCCATCAGAATATGATGAAATACTTGGTTGATAGAATCTTTCTAGGTGGGCTAATAAGCCTACCTTGAAAGGCTCATAAACCTTTCACTTGTAAACCTTATCATTGAACCACAATGGCAAACTTAAGAATGTCTATCAACTTAGACAATGCAATGTTCGAGGACAATGCAGCACCAGAAATTAGTCGTATCTTTAAAGACTTATCTGACTACTCAAGAGATGCAATCATTAATGAAGATTCTATGCCAATAGAAAAACCATTAAGAGATAGTAACGGCAATACAGTAGGCCAGTTAATAATCGAAGATAAAGACGTTTAGTAAACACCAAAGTCAACCCTTTAAAGTCTTTTGATTTTTAGGGGTTGACTTTTTTTATGTCTTAAATCATACTGTATTTAGTTATGTTTATCATAGCTATTAATCAACCTAAAAGGAGAACCACGATCATGATGTTTTCATGCTTACAAGGCTATGCCCTTACAACTTATGACGAACTAGTCAATGCACTAGGGGAGCCTGACTACAAAAGACAGGGAACCTACAGCCAGCCAACACTAGAAGATGGGGATGGTAAAGTCTCTGTTGAATGGCATAAAGATAACTTTACTGTTTACGATTGGAAGCTAGACACAACACCAAAAGGCCAACACTATTGGCATATAGGTGGCATGAATCCAACAGCCTTATCAAAGTTTGAACAGGCTACAGGTATCAAGACAGGAAGATGACTAGATCAAAAACTGCTACTCTTTGGGAGCTTGATTGCATACTGCATAGAGCTGTTAAACTTACCGATAGAAATTTTACTATCTTACCGCCCTCTGATGAAGAGGGCAATCTTTTATTAGATGAAACTATCGAGTACTACAAAAAAGAAATTATTAAAACTATTAACCAAATAAAAACGGAGGAACCACAATGAAACTAACACATGAACAAATCCTTGAGTGTTACTCAGGGGTTAAGTCTGGCGAATGGACAAATCAAGAAGTAAGAAAAGACTTAATTAAAAAATTTGAGTCTTACTTAATTGAATGTCACTATCGAAAAGACAAACCATGAATTTTATGGAAGAGATCAACGAAGAAACTCAGGCCATGCTGAAACAAATCAGCATACGAAAGGCTGAGAAGAAAGCCAACGCAAACAAGCGTATAGCTGAACTAAAAAAACTTATTAAATTTTGGGAGCAAGACCTATGAATGACGAACAACTAAAAGAACTTGTAGAAAAAGTTAATAATCTTGAAAAAGGTTATAAAGATTTATGTTCTGCAAATGACAGGAGCAAGCAAGCTTTTTTACATCTCATTGAGTTGCAAAAAAACATGAAGAAAATGCTTGAAGAATTTTCTGGCGATCTTACAAAAGTAACTGGCAAAGACAAAGATCGCAAGTGGATTTTAGATTTACTTGTACACAATGTTGAGTCACTTATAAATATGTTTGTCAAGATTGATGAAAGTCTTAGCGAAAGTTCTACAAGTGCAGCTTCAGCTATTACATCTATAGAAAAAAGGCTAAACGAACTAGAAAAAAGGCAAGCACAATGAAGTGTACTAAATGCGGTAGCCTAGACAATCAAGTAAACAATACTAGAACTAGGCTATCCACTAGAGGTCACAACATAGACACTAAAGAAAGTTCGATTCCTTTTATTTGGAGGAGTCGAACTTGTCTTGTTTGTGGGA